CCTTCGAATACGATAAAATTAAAAATAGGGCACTTTTGGATAAAAAGGGCATAAAAACCCGTATATAAAATTAAAACGGCTTAAAACGCTTTAAAACGGCTTAAAACGCTGGAGAGGCGGCAGAAAGGGGTAATAATGCTTTTTAAATTACATAAACAAACGGACATAATAAAAAATTACGGCATAGTATCACAGCTAGGTGTAGCAACTGAGGAACTAGCGGAGCTAATCCAAGCAATTAGTAAAATGAACAGACTGGCGGGCAATAGTGAGGGCTACCGCAAGGGGCGGGAACACCTAGCGGAAGAAATGGCAGACGTTATAGTATGTATAGACCAGTTAAAAACTATATATCACATAACTGACGCGGAAGTAACAGAGATCGCGAACTATAAAATACTTAGACAGTTAGAAAGAATGAGAAAGGGCGAAAAATGACAAAGAAGGAAAGACAAAAGCAAGAGAAAGAGATATTAGCACTTGCAAGCAAGTGCGGATTACAGACAAATTACTTTTTTGTTACCACATTCGAAAGATATAGGAAGTTGCTGGAGATCTTGGAAGGGTTAGAAAAAACTATAGACGAAGTGGGCGAAATGACAACTAAGGAATACGTTAAAGGGCGCGAAAATATCGTAGTTAATCCAGCTATTAACGCATATAACAACACAACGGCACACGCTAACAAGACCGCCGAGACTTTACTAAAAATTATTAAAGGTTTTAGAGAAGAAGATAAGGGGAAAGACGTAGATCCGCTAATGGAGCTATTAAACGGGGGTAAATAATGACTAAGGCTTACGAGTATTGCAAAAAGTCGGTAAGACGAAAGACAACGCCCAAATATGTTAAAGCGCAAATGCGGGCTTTTATGCGTATAGAAGAGGGCAAGGACGCAAAATACAAAATAAGCGAAGAAAAATACCACCAGCTAGAGGGCGTATTAAAACTTCTAATTATGCCTAAAGGACTTAAGGCGGGACAGACGCTATACGACTGTAGCACGGGTTACCAATGGTTAATATATACGGCGGTATTATGTACCGTTTACAGATCCGAAGAAGAAAAGAGACGTTACGAGCTTTGCGTATTAGAGATATGCAGAAAGAACTTTAAGACATTTACAGTTGCAACACTCTTTTTAATACTCTTTGTAAGTGAACCTAATTTTTCTAACTTCTACAGCGTAGCGCCCGACGGAGCACTAAGCAAGGAAATACGAGAAGCGTTAGTTAATATAATCAAATCAAGCCCACTTATATACGAGTACCAAGGTAATAAGCGTTTTAAGATCATAAGGGACTATATAGAGTTTATCCCACGCGAAACAAAGTATACACCGCTTAACTATTCTACTAGCCGTATGGACGGTAAATTGCCTAACGTTTTTTGCGCTGATGAAGTCGGGGCACTTCCTAGTAGTTACGCGGTTGAGGCTATGCAGTCGGGACAGTTGAACATATTAAATAAATTAGGCTTTGTTATTTCGACGAAATACCCGACTATAGACAACCCGTTCGAGGATTACGTTAAATACGCTAAGAACATACTAGACGGCATAGTAGCAGACGAAACAGTATTTAGCTTGTTATACGAACCCGACAAGCCGAAGAACTGGGAGACAGACGACTTAGTATTACAGCAGGCTAACCCCGTAGCGCTGGAAATACCCGAAATATGGGACGATCTATTAAAAAAGAGAGCTAAGGCACTGGCGATAGAAAGCGCTAGAGAAAACTTTGTTACTAAGCATTGCAATATTATTTATCAAGGCGCAGGAACGGAGACATATATAGACGTCAAGGACGTGCAGAAATGCAGAGTTAAAAGCATAGACTGGGCGGGGGCTGTCGTATATGTGGGGGTTGATCTATCGGAAAGCAACGACAACACCAGCGTAGCAATAGTAGGCGTAGGAGCTAACGAGGAAATAATAGCGGACGTTGTGGCTTTTATACCCGAGGGCAGAATAGAAGAAAAGAACGCCTACGAGAAGATAGACTACAGAGAATACATAAGAGAGGGTAAGGCGATACCGTGCGGCGACAAGGTTATAGACTATGCAGTGGTGGAAGATTTTATATTAGGCATAGAGGAAAAATACAACGTTCAAGTGCAGGCTATAGGCTACGACAGATATAACGCACTAAGCACAGCGCAAAAGCTGGAGCGGGCAGGATATAACACCATAGAAATTAGACAGCATAGTAGCGTATTACACCCGCCCACTAAGAGGCTAAAAGAAAAGATACTAAATAACGAGTTTTGTTACGAGACTAACAAGTTATTAGAAATCAATTTTCAAAATGCTAGATGCACTTACGACACTAATAGAAATCTATATGTTAATAAAAAGAAATCAAAGGGGAAAGTTGATATGGTAGTATCACTTATAAATGCTTGCTATCTACTGGAGCAAGACTACTTTTTAAATCAGTCGGACGGCTTTACTATTCAAGTGATATAAGAAAAAGTGGGGAAAAAATGAGGGTTAAAAAATGGTATAAAAAATGTGTAAACCATTTTGCTGAGCAACCCTAGGAAAGTAAGTTACCTTTTTCCAAGAAAAAACTAACACCCTTACGGAGAAGGACGACGCGCAGAAGGCGCGCCGCCCTTTTTCTTTTGCCCGAAAAAGTGGGGAAAAACAAGGGGGCTTTATATGTTATGAATAAAACGTAAAAAAGGGGGCTTTATGAAGATACCGAGATTTTTACAACGTAATACAGTTTTAGAACCTAGCGACATAGACGACGTTTTGTTAAAAGCCATCTTAGCGGGCGAAGAGATCACCCGCGAAAAGGCGTTAACACTTCCAGCAGTTAGCGGAGCGGTTGACTTTATCGCAGGCACAATAGCAAGTATGCCAGTTAAGCTATATAAGACTAAGAAAGGGCTAGTAGAGTCCGTAGACGACGATATAAGAGTATCTATGCTAAACGGTGACACGGGCGACACCCTAGACGGCTACCAGCTTAAAAAAGCAATGGTAGAGGATTACTTGTTAGGCAGGGGCGGTTATTGCTTTATCAACCGCAACCGTAAGAATGAAGTAGAAAGCCTTAACTATGTAGCAGATAACGCTATTAGCTTTATGTTAAATACAGATCCTATTTTTAAAGATTATGTGCTAATGGTTGATGCTATGAACTATAAGCCTTATGAGTTTATCAAGGTACTGAGGAATACAAAAAACGGAGCTTACGGCGTCGGACTGTGCGCCGAAGTTTCTACAGCGCTGGAGACGGCATATAACACGCTTGTATATCAGTTAGGGCTAGTTAAATCGGGCGGCAATAAAAAGGGCTTTATAAAATCACAGAAGAAGCTAGATCAAGAAAGCATAGATCTATTAAAAGAGAGCTGGAAAAACCTATATGCAAACAATAGCTCCAATGCCGTTGTATTAAATAACGGCTTAGAGTTTCAAGAAGCGTCTAACAGCTCCGTAGAAATGCAGTTGAACGAGTCTAAGAAAACCTTATTAGACGAAATCAATAGTATTTTTCACATATACCCTAACGACTTTGAGCGCACGTTTAAAGAGGCTATATATCCAATACTCAAAGCGTTTGAAACAGCACTTAACAGAGATCTTTTACTAGAGAAAGAAAAGAGCAAATACTTTTTCGAGTTTGACGTTAAGGAAATCGTTAGAGCAAATATCAAAGACCGCTACGAGGCGTACAAGATTGCGAAGGAAACGGGCTTTAAAACTCTAAACGAGATTAGACAAGAAGAAAATATGAACGCTATAGAAGGACTAGACGTTATAGACCTAGGCTTAGCAAGCGTTTTGTATAACGTCGATACTAAGACCTATTACACGCCGAATACTGGCGAAGTAAAGAAGGAAGAGGGCGAAATATATGATACTAAGAGTTAAAGGCGACGACGTAACCATAGAGGGCTACGTTAACGCCGTAGAAAGAAAAAGCAAAGTGTTAAATGATCGCTTTGGCAAGTTTGTAGAAAGAATAAAGGCGGGAGCGTTTGGGCGTGCTCTTAAGAAAAACCCAAACGTTAGAATACTTCTAAATCATAACTGGGACAGAGACTTAGGCGGCACAGATAGCAACTTAAAACTAGAAGAGGATAGCATAGGCTTACACGCTAGAGCAGTTATTCACGACCACGAAGTAGCAGAGGACGCGAGAAGCGGCAACCTAGTAGGCTGGAGCTTTGGTTTTTGTGACACTGAGGACGGCGTAACCATCACCGAAGAGGAAGGGCTAACCGTTAGAAACGTTAGGGACTTGGAATTATTCGAAGTATCACTATTAAACCGTAAGGCTATACCCGCTTATGATGGCACACTGGTTACAGTGAGAGCAGATGGCGGCAATATTAACCTAGCAGGCGTAGAAGAGTTTACGCCAGCCGATAAGATAGAAATTGAGGACGAAGAGCCGCAGAAGAAAGCCGAAGAAAAAGAAGAGGTTGAGAAAAAAGAAGAGGCTGAGAAAGTCGAACCGCAGAAAAGAGCGGAAGAAAAAGAAGATAATGAACACGCGGACGATAACGGCGCGGTTGATTATACGAAGTACAAAGAAATCATAGCAGAAATGGAAGGAGAATAACGACTATGAAGAAGTACAAGGCACTTATTGAGAGAAAGAACGATCTCGTAACACGCGCCAAAGAAATCGTAAACGGTGCAGAGACCGAAAAGAGAGAGCTTACAGAGGACGAGGCAAAAGAGCTGGCAGAGATCCGAGACGACGTAAGGAGAATTAAAGAGGCGCTTGGCATTATGGACGAAATCGACGACGAGGACAGAGAAAAAGTACCAGCAGAAGGAGACGGCAAGAAGGACAACACCGAAGAGCAGGAAACAAGAGCTTTTGAGAATTATATCCGCGGCGTAGTTAATGAGCGCGCAAACCTTGTTGACAGTGGCAACGGTGCTGTTATCCCTAAGCACATTGCTAATAAGATCATCAAGAAGGTTTACGACATTTGCCCTATTCTTGAGAAGTCTACAAAGTACAACGTAAAGGGTAAAATTGACATTCCAGTATACACAGAGGACAGCACAGACTTTATCAATGTTGGTTACGCTACAGAGTTTGTAGATCTTACAGCTAATATCGGTACATTCGATAAGGTAGAGCTTGGCGGTTTCCTTGCTGGAGCACTATCTCTTATTTCAAGATCACTTATTAACAACACAGAGTTTAATCTTGTTGACTTTGTGACAAATCAAATGGCATATGCTATCGCTAGATTTATCGAGGGCGAGCTTCTCCACGGTACAGCTAACAAGGTAGAAGGACTTAGCACTCTTACAAACGGCATTACAGCCGCAAGCGCTAGCGCTATCACAGCCGACGAGGTTATAGCTCTTAAGGATAAAGTTAAGGACGTTTACCAGCAGGGCGCGATGTGGGTTATGTCTAGTGCTACACGTACAGCGCTTAGACAGCTTAAGAACGCGCAGGGTATGTACTTACTTAACGACGATCTTAGCACACCTTTTGGCGAGTCAATCTTAGGTAAGCCCGTTTATGTATCCGACAATATGGACGATATTGCGACTGGTAAGGTAGTTATCTACTATGGAGACTTTGCAGGACTTGCAACAAAGTTTGCTGAGGAGATTAACATAGAGGTACTACGCGAGAAGTACGCAACACAGCACGCTATCGGCGTTGTAGGCTGGTTCGAGTTCGATTCTAAGATCGAAAATGCACAGATGCTTGCTAAGCTGACAATGGCTTAAGATAAAGGGGGGCGCTTATGTACAAGGCTTTAGTTAGCTTTGGCGGTAAAGTGTCTATGGGCGCTGGTGAGGTTCGAGACCTAACCGACG